AGCGGGACGCGGTAACCCTCTCCCTTACTGTCTGGCAGCGGGGGAAGGTCTTCGGCGGCGCGCACTTCGTCAATGCTGTAAATGCCATGCTGCAAGCCGAGCGTGTAAAGCTCCATGCGCTCACGCGGAGCACCGCGCTTAATCTCGTCAAGGTTGAACTTCATGAACTTCATACGGTCCGCTGTCTCCGCGAACAGCAGGCGGTTGAACCCCGCTTCAATGCGCTCAAGCCACGGGCGCAGCGAGAACATCGAAAACGCAATGTTCTGTTCGGCAAGCCCGGAGCCCCACGAAGTCGAGTTAGTCGCATCGGAAATCAGGTGCGGCGGAACACCGAAGATGCGTGCAATCTCCGGAACCTGGAATTGGCGCGTCTGCAAGAACTGTGCTTCGTCCGGAGACATAGCAACCTTGCTGAACTTCGCGCCTTCGGTCAGGATCGCCACGCGGTGCGCGTTGTCTACTCCGCTGTTCGCGGCGCGCCATGCGTCACGAGCGCGGGCAAGTCCTTCCTCGGACATCGTCCCGCCGACTTCCACGATGGCGCCCGGAATCGCGCCGTTCGCAAAGAACTTCGCGCCGTACTTCTGCGCAGCCAACGCAAGCCCGATGGATTCACGCGCGTACGCAATCGGGGAACAGCCGGCGAACTCACCCGGAAGCATCATGCCCGGAATGTGCAGCACGTCGCGCGGCGTGAACCACCCGAGCAAAACTTCGTTTCCATCGTCGTCAAGATCGTACGCCTCAAACATTTTCCTACGCTGGCCATCCACCATGACCATGTGTGGCACGATCGCCGTAGGGTCAAGGACGTCAAGCCCGACGATGTTCGGACCCTGCCAGCGCACGGCAAGGTAGGCGTTCCCTTCAAGCAACAGCGAAAGCACAACCTGAGACAGGACGTCAATGCGTCCCATCCCGCCAGGCTCCGCGTTCGGGTAGTCCAGCCACATCGGCGACGGAACTTCCCGCCGTGCGCCACCGCGCTTGCTGTAGACACTGACGGGCAGCGTTGCAATCGTCTCCGACAGCAGGCGCACACATCCGAAGACCGCGCTCACCTGTAGTGCGTCCGACGACGTCACGCGCTCACCCGATGCGGCGGCATTGCCGTACAGCAGTGGGTTGTACGGCTCCCACGCGCGAGACTCGACAGCGGGGGACGAGCCCCGCCGGAACAGGCCGGACCAGAAGCCCATGCTTCCCCCTCTCTAGCCGACTCACGGTGAGTCGTCTGGACTCACCAATCACTGAACATGTCGGATTCCCCACCGACGATGTGAACACCCTCGTCGTCTTCCCATGTCGTGAGGATGACGCGGTCAACGATGTTGTTGTCTTCGCGGTACATGACCGCGCCGTGAACGGCAAGGATCATCGCGATGGCAAGGTCAATCTTTCGGCGGGAAGCCGCGTACTCCTTCGTGACCCGTGCGCCGTTCTTGTCCTCACGAAGCACCGCGTTGCCCACGTGTCGAGCTAGCGCGGGGTTGCCGTCGTGCGACAGCCGGCTGTCGCGGCAAGCGTCATAGACAGCCTGGGTAGCGGGCACCATGCGCTTGAGCGAGTTGGTCGGGAAGGCTTCCACCGGATGCCCTTCGGCTTCCAAGTTGTCTAGCGTCTCTTCCCAGCGGTACGGGTCCGCGACGAGATTCACGACCCTGTACGTACTCAGCGCGTCGCGCAGTGCGTCACGGACGTCCGCCATCGGCACGCGCCAATGCGCATCGTCCTGCGGGGCTTCCCAGTGGCCAAGCACGAAGACGCGAAGGTCGGACACGCGGCAGGCCACGAGCGCCGTACTGTCACCCTTCCACGATCCATCAAAACCCAGCACAACGGGTTCGCGCGGCGCGAGAGTGTCCGGCACTGCAAGGGAGTCCCACAGTCCGTGAGGAAGCCACGTGGAGGCGCCGCGCACGAATTGCGACAGCCGGTAGATGCGGAAGCTCGCTTCGGTACTCCGCTGAGCGGCAGCGCGGAAATCTTCCTCGTTCAGAATCTCGTACGAGGGGTTGCAGCGTCGCCAGACTTCTGGGTCAAGGTGGTCCACCGTGTCACCGATGCGCGGTCCCCAAGACCGGTAGAACAGCGTGGGATCGTCCAACTCACCTGAGTTGACGCGCTCCCCAGTCTCGCAAAGCTGTGCGAACGGTCCATCAGGGTCCGGGCCGGCGGTCGATACCACGAGCGTCATAGGCTGGTTACGAGCCGCGGAGCCGAGCGTGAGCGCGTCGAACAGATCCGCATTCTTGCTGAACGCGTACTCGTCCAACGAGACAGCGGAAGGGTTCAAGCCCTGCTGTCGTCCGGCATCCGCGCTGACCACGCGATAGGTGTTGTCCTTGTAGCGGATGATGTCCCGCTGCACGTCGCACACCGCGGAAAGCTTCGGCGACGCGTTCACCATCTGCTTCGCAGCGTCGAACACCATGCGCGCCTGATTGCGGTCATTCGCCGCAGCGATGATCTGCCGTTGCGTATCCGCCCGGTCCGCTATCAGGTGGTACAGCATGACGGCAGCGGCGAGCGTTGACTTACCGTTCTTCCGCGCGATGCAGACCACGATCATGCGGTGCTTGCGCTTCCAGCCGGCGGCGCCGCGCTCAAGTCGGTACGCGTCAATCAGTAGCTCGCGCTGCCACGGAAGCAGCTTGAAGCGCTGCCCGGCGAACGAGCCCGTCAGGTAGCAGAACTCTTCAATCCACTTCGCTACCCGGTAGCCCTCGGAGGGGAACGGCGCGTCAGCGGGTATGTGGCGCGCGATGATCGGATCAATGCCCGTGCTGCGCTTGCCCACGAGTCACCTCCGTGTTACGTTGTGGCTCCGATCGAACAGCGGAGGGCGGGAAGTATGAACCGAACCGAGATGAAGCGCGAAGCTCAGGACGCACTCATGCACGGAATTGCAAACGTGTTGGGGTACTTCCAGGAGAACAACACACCGGAAGGTTGGGATGACTGGTCCGAAGAGAAGCGAGACGAGTACCGCGCCATCATGCAGCGTGAAGCCGACCGCGTTGCCCGCATGTTCGGTTACGAGTCCGCATGGTCTAACTGACAGCGCACAGCGGACGAGCCCCGTTCGGAGAGATCCGGGCGGGGTTTTCTCATGTTCAGGCGACTCACGGTGAGTCGTCTGGTTGCGCGTTCCGCTGTGAGCGTGTTACGTTGTGGCTCCGATCAAACAGCGGAGGGGAACCATGGAATGCTTTAGCAAAAGCCTCAACATCAGTCCGTGCGCCGGCGGACCTAAGTTCAAGATCACAGTCCCGGGTCTTCCGCCGGAAGCGACCGATCCGGGTAACCCGGTAGTTTTCTACGCGTGCGATGACAGAACACACCTAGGGCTGACTGTCGCCGGTGCACTGCGCAACGACTATGGCGCGGATGTGTGCGTGAGCGCGCTGGGCGACTAGCGCACAATCGACGTCATCCGGGTAACCGAAGCCTGACGTGCAGCGGAGGTAGGGTCATGGACAAAGACGAGTGCGAGCGGGACGGACACTGCGGATGCTGGGATATCCCACAGCTACGCAAGTGCTGTCGCTGTAACGTAACGCGCTAACACGAGCCCCGTTCGGAGAGATCCGGGCGGGGCTTTCGCATGCGTTCAGAAGTCTTCCGGTCCCGCGGCAATCTTCCGTGCCTCAGCGGCGACGAGTCCAAGACGCATGCGCGCTTCCGGAGTGAACCCGATCGCCGTCTCAATCGCCCGTAGCTCGCGCTCAGTGGATTCCACGAAGCGCAGCAGCGGATGTGCTACCGGCTGACCGGTGCTACCAACCTGGGTGAAGCCTTCGGCCTCAACGTCAGCGAGAAGGGCGGCGCGCCGGTCGTGCAGCTCCGCGTACCGAAGAATGATGTTCCGGTCCGTGTCGGGGGAGTACGCGCCCATGCCGGCTTGCCAGACAGCGCGCCAGACTTCACGGCCAGCGGCTTTCAGATGCGCCGGTACCCGCGGTGCTCGTCCCTCGTAGACGATGGGCGCGGCAGCCTCAGCGGCGGAGTTGGCGTTACCGGTACGAAGGTCCGGCGCCTTAGCGTGGCTCACGTGGCCTCCCTACGGACGCTTAACCCCCTCTAGCGGGTGCCGTTCTCCGGCGGACATAACGGGCGGAAATGACGGACAGCGCAGATCAGCGAGGATACGGCGCCGACCAAAAATCGGGCTTACACCTAGCGTGCGTTTTCCGTGCTGGGGCCGGGATCGCTGAGACGTAAAGCGGCGAACTTTCGCGCCGCCCTCCCCTACCCCCGGTCAGAATGGGGGAGGACCGTAGCCGAAGTCTTCGTTCGTTTTGATGCGGTGGCACGTGCGGCATAGCACCTGAACGTTGTCGTCAACGTCTTCTCCACCGCGCGACAGCGGCTTGATGTGGTCAATGTCCACTGCACTGGGCAGATAGGTGAACGAGCACCGTGCACACGTGGCGCCGCCTGCCTTGCGTACCGCCTTGCGCAGTCGAGCCGCGCTGTTGTTGCCACGAGCAATGGCAGCACGCCGCTTAGCGTGAGACTGGATACTGCGACGGGCTTCGTAGTGAGCGTGGTGCACGGCACATCGGCCGGAATGGGTAGCCCACTCTCGGCAGTCGAGACAGCGTGTGCGCATGGGGTACCCCCTTCCAGGTGACTCACGGTGAGTCGGCTAAGTGTGCTTCCGGCGGGAGTCGAACCCGCGACTGCCGCCGCTAACCCCATGTGCGCTGGGGCCGGCCGCTCTACCGCTGAGCTACGGAAGCTTGGTGGGGCGCTAGCGCAGTCTCGACTGAGCGACCCTAGATAGATCCAGCCTCAGTCGTGCGTATGCCTAGCGCCCCTGCACGCGCTCAGAACCTAGGACGGGAGAGAGCGTCAACCAGGGAGCGCGGCAAGCAACGAGCCGAAGGGTTCTGACCGCCGGGTCTTGCAGGAAGGGTGCGCGGTACCTCTCCGGGCTCACCAGTACTAGAGCGGAGGGGATTCCCAAATCGGGGACTTGAGCGGAGGGGATTCCCGCCGGCGGGGGAGGGCGGCATGCAGAAATGCAGTTTTGTACGTCGCTCCGGTATTCCTTAAGAGTTTCTATAGGGATTACGGGACTGTATACAGAATCTGCATTACTGCATTAGCCCAGGTCAGGAAGGGGATTCTCGTCGGGCTCGTGCAGCGCGCCCCCTTCGCTGTCAGCAGGGTAGGTCACGAAAGGGTAACTAGTTAGACTAACTAAGTGACTCAGGTCACAGAGACG